ATGAAAAATATCAATTCCGCCTGTCGGAAGAATAAACGAGATGTCGCCCTGTGTCAGGGTTTGGGTTTTGAACCTCAATGTATGTTGTTTGTGACCGAAATTCTGCCAGTCGTTAAACACGAGGTTGGCCGACCTGATAGCGGAACGAAGATGACGGGCCTTCAGATCGGCTGGATCAATACCGCACCTCTCGAATGCTTCGTCGATGTGATCTACAAGCTGTGGATTAAATGCAAAGGTTCCGGAACTAGCCACGAGTCACCCCCCTTAGGCAGTAATCAAACCAAGGTTAACGAGCGCCGCGTGAATCCCCGCTTCGGTTACGGCAACACCAGTCTGTAGGGAGATAGGAGCCGTTGCATAGAATCCAATCTGCGGTGTAGAGCCACCAGTTTCTTCAACTGACATACACGTAACGCCACCAGCAATTAGATTGAGCCTATCAACTCCACCTCTACCAACCCCCGTATTAGGATCTGCCTGATTCGGAACTTGAGTCGGAACAGTAGATGAAGCAGATACGTTGAGCATTGCTGGGCCAGCACCTGTTTCTGCACCAAATACATCTGCTGACCAAACCCATCGAGCAACACCGACTAGAGAGACCTTTAATGTATCATCTACAGTCTCAACAAATCCAGTATCACCGTCTCCCCAAGCTAATGAAGGCAGAGCAGCCGTACCAATAAGACCTGCTGGGCCAATAATAACTTGATCGACCGTAGATTCTACGAAGCGCATCATTTCCAGACCACCAGCAATTATTGAAAGCTGGTCAGCGGTTAGCGCGCCGAAACCTGTATCTACGTCGCCATTGCTAACAATTATCGACGGTAGAGTGGCAGAGGCAACCTGATTTATTATGCCCCCTCCGCCAGTTAGGTTTGTTCGGAAGGTGCTTCCGACCAATCTAAATATAGTATTACTGCCCGTCATGAAACTAAGTTCTGTAGCGGTTCCCTTGAAGCCTACAGCGCCAGTAGCAAAGGCTAGAGTCGGCCCACCAGTGCCCGCACTATTGGGGTCAATAACGAATTTTGGATGGTTGATGAATTCTTCGTACTCAGCGACACACAGACCACCGGCTATAATAGCGCCGGTATCAAGCGTGGTATAACCAAATCCTGTGTTCGGGTCACTTTTATCAGGCAATATGTTTGGAATGAGATCAGTTGCGTTTAGGTTGCTGATACGAGGCGAGCCAGTTGCGTTAAATATAATATTGCCGCCAAGGAGAATATTTGACCCATCCCACACAAAGTTTGCATCGCCCTCTAGTGTGCCATCGCCTGTCCAGACGCCAATCTGATTATTAACCGGAGTGCCGACTTTAGTTACGTCGCCTGCGCCTCCGAGAGCAGCGATAGCCTGTGAGACCCGCTGTGCCGTAAAGAGTCGATCAGTCGTAGCGGTGCCCGCTTCGGCCTCGGCTTGCGAGATCGTTGCCGGTACGTTGAGCAGTGAACTATGTTCTAGCGCGCCTACGTGCTGTGTGACGTTGCTGGCTGCTATGCGAGCATCCGCGAACGTTCCAGTGTCAATTCCTGCGGCATCAATCTGTGGGTTGGTTGTGAAGTCCCATATCGCCGAAATGGTTTCAGCAGACCCCACCCGAGCAAGCAGAGATCCGTCAGTGATCTGTGATTCAAGGATCGTCAGTGCGGCTTCATGCTGCGTAACAGAGCCCTGTGTGATGTTCACGTCAGGCACGTTGGCCCATGTGACCGCAACCGTGAGGTCGTTAACTTCCGCAACAACCGGGTGGACTATTGACACCTCCCATGTGGTATCAGCGACCGTAGCGATGTACGCAACGCTCTCGTTGGCCGGTAGAGCCTCGGCGGTATTAGCGCCCTGTCCAAGGTCGTCACCTGATCCCGGGAACACGTCACAGCTTTGTGCGCCACTGTTCTTGATATAGATAAGGGTGTTTACACGAAAACTCGCGGGAAGTTTTACGGAGTCGCCGCCGGAGGCACAAATCTGAATAACGTTCCAGCTTGTGTTTATCTGAGTAGCGTTGGCCTGCCCACCTGTAGCGAACGCCGTGATAGACTGAGTCGCCGTTGGAGACTGCAAGTCTCCCAGCTTTACTGGTGCCTCAAGACCCCTGTCACCTAGTCCCATGGCCGTTACCTGCTAGACGCTTGGATGACTTCCAACTGGGCTTCAGCAACCGTGAAGACCTGAACGGACTTCAGACGAACAGCCATCACAGGAAAGTTTATGTTGCCGGTAGAATCTACAAGCACATCAACCAATGTGTCATGATCAAACTTGGTGAATGGAGGGAAGATCAAATCAAAATCGTTCTGCACGTCAACCCTCGAAGTTCCAGACCCCTCCCTTGTCAGAATATTTGAACTGGTTGTCTCAACCGTGAACTTCGGAGTTGTGCATAGGGAGCACTGAAGGGCAAGCGAAACCTTGAACTGTGGGCTGAGGTAATCAAGTGGGAACCAGTTGCTGAACACAATTGTTCCCGTACCTACCTCAACAGCTCCATTGTCGGTATCAGCATCTATGCTGACCTTTGTAACCGTCTTGAAGGCTTGTACCGTTTCCGTTGCCGCCGCGTTTCCGCCGACTATGGCTTCCGCCATAAAGTTGCCCTTGGAATCGGTTCCCTCGACATAGAACAGCCGAGCCGACTCGTCTCCGACAGGAGTGATAACTACCTGACGTGGTATGTCCAAAGTGGCAACGCCGCCTGAGGCGAGCACACCAGTGATGGTAAGGTTCTGCACCCCACCAGCAGCCGGCGTTTGTGAAACTGAAATCGCGTTTGGATCGGCTGCGGCGTAGGGTGAGATTCGAATAGTTCGCGGTCTCATCTTGTCCTACTCCTATGTTGCCTTCCTGAACTGCGCTACGCCGTACGCACCTACAGTGTTTCTCTTCTGAGGCTTGTACAGCAGCTTGAAGTTCTTCGTACCGTCAAGTACTGCCGTTGGGTTGTACGTTCCACGAACGTCGCCAGTCAGATCAGTCGCCGCTGTGGCGTCGGACTTAACCAGCGCTCCGATGTCAGTCGCTCCAACGTCGGTAACGGTCTTGTTCAGCTCTACACGAATCGCTTCAACATCGACGATCAACTTGTCCAGCTCGGTCTTCTGAGCCAAGAAGTCAGCAACTGCAGCAGTGACCTGCGTGTTGTAACTCGCGCTTTCAAGAACCAAGTTGTCAACCACCACCTTGTTGGCGTCGAGGTCGGTCTTGATCTCCGCGAATAGAGCGTCAATCTCGCCTTCCTGTGTCGTAGTCGCACCTGATCCGTTAACCGCTGTGATCGTGTTCAGAGCATTCGTAACCACCACCGCCGCAGATGCAATCGCTATCGGGTTCACCGCCGTGTTGGCTGCCGCTGCCGCTGTGGCTGCTGCCGCTGCTGCCGCTGTTTGAGCAACAACACCGAACAGGTTCGCGTCGTTCTCGTCAACCACGACAACGTCAGCAACGTTCTCAAGCCGGAACGGAAGTCCCAGAATGTCGCTGCTACCAGCCGTTAGGGTGGCTGTGGTGTCGGAGTCTGTTGCAACTCGTGTGATTGTCTTGAATGCTTTCTTACCGAAGACGATTGTTGTACCGTTCGAAAGAACCTCTTCTGACATCAGAACGCCGTACTGGTCAGTTCCGTAGAACGTGATCTTGGACGTGCTGGCTCCGGCGTTTACGATCTGTACGCCGCGAGGAAAGTCATGGGTAATCACTCCGCCTGAAGCAAGGGCACCGTCTAGGGTGAAGTCCTTGCTGCCGGTTACTGGTCCGCTGTCTTCAGCGAAGTAACCATTTACGTCGGCGACGATAGGTGAGTCCAGATCTACTTGGACGAGGCTGGCTCGCGGGATACCGCGGCCGTCTGCTCCGCCGATGTACGCATCTCCTGAGAAGATCTTCTCGGCATGAGAAATTGTGTGCGAGTCTGTTCGCTTAGACATTTGTTTTCAATCCTGTTTCAAAGAAGGTCAGCCACTACCTGACCAGAAATCTTACGCCGTCGTTAGTGAATTCGCCGGCAAAAAAGTTTGCCCCCGGTTTACTCAACCGGAGGTCTTTGGGCTTATACGTCAGCGCCTGCTGTGCCAAAGGCACCGCGGTAGTCGGACCAGCCGAAGCTGTATCGTTCTCGCGCCTTGTATCGCATGTTTCCGGTTTCGAAGTCGCCTTCAATTCCACGGCTGACTTTCTTTCGCACCATGTGCTTAAGCCCGTCAGGACAATCCGTGTAAATAAACCAAGCATCGGCATCGGTCAATCTGTGATTGATCTTCACACCCTGCGGGAACATGCCCAATGTCTTCAGAGCATTGGGATCGTTATCCGAGGTTCCTGACCGGTATTCGCCTGCTAGGATTCGCTCCGTGATGAACTGGAGGTCCGTTGGGATGACAAGGCATAGAGCCTGTATCGCAATCGGAATGCCGCGCTCATCGACCCAGTCACTGATCTGAATTAGAGCTGTTTCAAGGCTCGCTTCAGCAATGTCGGACGGAGTTGCAAGCAAGTTGCTTTGTGTTCCACCACCCCAGAGGGCATGTGTCGCACTGAACAATGGCTTGGTGTCGCCGCCGGGGAAGTTCGTGTCGAATCCGTTGTTTAGAACGTTCGAACCCTTAACCTCTTTCGTATGTTGCAACGAACGAGCCAGAGCCTTCGCGTACTTTGCGCCCAATGCGCCGTACAGACCATCTTCCTCAGCTTCCTCGGTGATCGAGAATGCGAGTGCGATCGTCTCATGATTGTATCGAGCGACGTAGGATTCTGCTCCCTCGTCGTATTCGATTCCAGCGCCCTCACCCTTTACAGGGGCAGCGCCGAAGCCGGCCATCAATACGTCTTCCTCAAAGGCCTTTCGTGAAGTGTTGACCACGAAGAAACCACGCCACTCTTCCGGATATGACTTGTAAGCCATGCCGAAAACGGCGTTGAGACCTTCTTGGAGTTGCTTGCGGAAATCCGCTCGGTTTAGAGCCATTGCTAGTTCCCCTTATCCTATCTGTGCTGCAAACTCAGGATCAACGAATTGAACAATCGCAGAGCGCAGATCACCCGGACGACCACGTTGCACGTCGAAGCCCCTAAGGACTACCGACCTGCCGGCCGCGCTGGCGTTTTCGGAAGAGACATCCAACGAGATGCTGCTCAGGCCAGTGGTATCAGAACCACCAGTACCAGCCGCAGTATCAAAGTCGAAATAGGCAGAGACTTCATCAATCGTCAAGTCTGCATCAGCGAAAATCAGAAACTGTTCGAACGGATTGTCGTAGATGCGGGCACGAACCTGAGAACCAGTTTGCACTGACCCCGGCGCGTCCCAGAAAGGCTTGAAGATAACGTCTCCTGCAGAACTCACATACTCCACTCCATCGAACACGCCGAGGATTGTGTCGCCGGCTGCTGCCAGCTTAACGATCAATCCATCGTCGCCAATCTTCAGGGGCTGACCCGAGTAAAACTTATCAGAGCCTGCTCCGGCTATCTGATATGTGTTCGCTCGGTTCGGCGTACCATCTGACGCTCGAACGGGGGAGAGGCCTCTTGGACCATTTGGTTGTGCCGTGAATACCACTTGTTTCTCCTTGGTTAAAAGTTACCGAAGGAGAAACTAGGGTCTGCGTGAGAGGATTACTCCTCGGTGGCAGGGTCCTTAGGGACTCGCAATCGGCGCATAGTGACCTGTGTCTTCGCTGTGCGAGAGATCCTTGGTCCGCCTCGTGAGACGTTCCTCAGATCATTCTCGATACCTTCAATCATGCGGTCACGCTTTGCTCGATAAAACGCATTGCGCTGTAACGCCTTCCTGATCGGCATCTCACAGAGAATCAGATCTTCAACACCTATTACGTTTCCCAAACGGGAGTGAGAAAAGGTCGGTGGTGAATACCCATCTGGCACTGTGTCCAGTTGTCTGGGCAACCATCCCTCACGGAATTTCCGCATCGAATTTCTCGCGTCCTCATCGGTTCCGAGTCGGACTCGAATCCACCGCTGAGTAAACCCAGCCCGTGGCTTCGGTGCTTCAAGTTCTGAAGGTCGAGACCAATCAGCTTCTGCTGACGGTACATCGAACCCCATTGACTTCGCAACACTCTGCTCAGTCGTTCGTTCTTCGTCAGGCGTCTCCACAATGTGAGACGATTCTGACTTTTCGCCGAGTAGCTTGGCCTTGTTTCGTAGGCGTGTTTCCCACGATTTCTTGCCGGCTGCTCGTCTTTGTGCTTTTGTTTGTGCCATGAGTAAGTATTAACTCCCCTTGCTGTCCGCCCAAGCCTTAATGTCCTTGGCGTTTGTTGGGTCCATGCCGAAGACTTCCATCTGTTCTTGGTCGCCCTTCGTCAGTCGAATAACTCCGCGTCGTGTTTTGCCCGCGCCGCGTCCGGCCTTTCCGGTTCCGCCTACCGCGCTGCGTCTCCGCTTCTCGCCAGCTTTACGTTTCCGTTTGGTAGATGTCTTGGCGAGCTTTATGATTTCCGGGTACTGAACAACGAGGAGCTTTTCCATCTCTTCGTAGTACTTGTCGGTGTTCTTATCAAACCCTCGTCCCTGCACCATCTTGTCCACTTGGAGCACAGTTCGCTGGAACTGTTGATTGGTGTGAAACTGAGGATACTTCGTGAGCCACTTTGCACCGGCTGCCGGTGTGTTTGTCCCGGTTGGCGCTGGTTCCTTATCGATGCTGTCTTCAAGCTGCTTCAGCTCGTAGGCTTTTACCTTGCGTTCAGACTTGATGTCGAGAATTTTGTCATCGATATCAACCTGTTCATCGGTGTTGCCCTCTTCAATCGCTGTGGCTTTCTTCTTTCGAAGCGCCCTCAGGTCTTGGTCAGCATTGCGTTGTTCGTCCTTAAACGTGCTCTGGGCCCTGAAAAGTTCATTCGTTCGCTCAAGTTTTGCGATTCGTGCATCTGAAGTTGCGTTGTCGGAAAGTCGGAGGTCTCGTTCTCGGTCGATTCGTGCTTGGACTTTTCTGGACCATTCGCCCTTCTTGCCCTTTCCCGGCTCTTCCTCTTCCTCTTCCTCTTCCTCCTCTTCTTCTTCTTCCTCTTCTTCCTCCTCCTCTTCCTCTTCTTCTTCGTCGAGTTCGGGGAGTCCGTCATCATCATCATCGTCGATGAATGGTTCGGGCTTTTTCTTGCCTTCGGCGTCGTCTTCTGGCGGGACGTAGTCGTCGTCGCCCTTGCCTGCTATGTGCGCCCTGATGATGGGGTTATCCGAGTCTGAAAGGTCAACTTCAAGATCAACCGCGTCGGCTGGATTGCCGCGCAGATCATCGAAATCACTTTCTACCTGATACTTACTCATATTTTCCTCCAGCTCAAGGCTGTGTTGTTAGCCCACTCGGGGGTAACGTTGCTGATTGTTTCACACAATGCGCCACCCTTTCAACTCCCGCACCGTGATTTTGATCGATAAAAAAACTACCTGTGGATCAGCAGATACTCGGCCGCTCTTGCCAATAACAACCGGTCGTCCATGAACCTCCCCAAACCAGCATTGCAGTTCTCACACAACAGCCCCCGAATCTCCCCGGTCAGATGATCATGGTCCACTGCAAGACGCTTGTACTGTTGCTTCTCTCTGCAAATTGCGCACCTTTCGAGCTGCTCTGCAAACAAGGCATCGTACTCCTCCAGAGACATGCCGTACTTGGCCCGCAGCCTGTACTTTCTGTTTAGCTCCGCCCTCAGCTCTGGTGTCAGGTAGCCCGGTCGCATTACCCCATGTCCACCCATGAGTAGTAGTCGTCCGGGTCGTCGATGATGCACTGGAGGTCTGTGTCGTTCATGAGCACAACCCACCTCTCAGACTTCGGTGCTCCAGATCGTCGGATACGCATTCCAGCGTACGGGGTGTGTATCACCCAGTCGCCGACCTGCGGCCGAACTTTCCATTTGGACATGTCTATACCAGACTTGGTACAGGCCGTGAATGCGGCCTCGCCGAGGACGAGCACCTGCCCAATGTAGCTCAGGTGTGCCTCCGCCTCTTCAGCGGCAGACATATCAATGCCTCCCGCGCTGTACTGCTTGCCCTCTTTGGGTTTAACAATGACCTTCCACCCTAGTGCAATTGGTGTCGCTAGTTCTCTAGTCGTCATCAGGCATCTCCTCTAACCCGCCCTCGTCCAGACTGGACTCTTCAGCCTTCTGGAACTCTTCGAAAATCTCTAGAAGCACGAAGTCAACCCATCGCTTCGCCTCTTTTCGACGACCGACCATTGCCCCATATTCATGCAACGGAACGCCCTCGGCAATCCCCTCTGTCAAGATATCAAGACGCTCTTTCGCGACCGCCCTGAGCTTGTCATAGATCCACGATATGCCGCTGCCGACAATTATTTCCGGTTCTTCAAACTTTGCCATGATCTGCCTCCCTTTGGCTTCCCACCCTATTATCGTGTTCGGCCTCTAGCCGGGCGACTACGCGCCGGTCTGCTCGCTCTTGCTGGTTTCGCCCGAGACGTTGCTCTCGCTCGTGTCGGCCTTGCCCGTCTTGCGGGCGATCTTTTGATTACATCTCTCATTTTAGTTTACTCCTTTGCCGAGATTCGTTCACGGCGCTGTTGGGCCTGTCCTTGTCCACCGGACTTAAGGCGCATGATAAAACGAAGTAGTTCGCGGAATCCACGATTCAGCTCCTTAGCTGAGTTCGCAAATTTCCGGGGCGGAATTTCCTTCGTCCTGATACTCTTGCTCTGGAGAAATGCTCGGGCCTTCCGAATCTCTGGTGGAGTGGCCGCGACCATTATTCGTCCTTCAGAGACGCTGTCTTCTTGGCCACATCCAGCACGTTACCGGCCGCCTTAACCCGGTTCGCCGCATTGCCCTTGTCACGCTCAATCTTCAGATGCAGTGTGGCGTCCTTGCCCTTTTGATCAAGGTTCTGCTTGTGACTTTCGTCGCTCTGCTGCAGATCCTGCTGATGACTCTCGTCCTTGTGCTTCAGCTCCTGCTGATGCTTCGCCTGCGCTTGCTCTTCCTCGGAAGGCTCTGGTCCCTGCTTCGGAGGCGGCGGAGCAACCTTGGCCGCTACCGCTCTGGCCACTGCGTTATCCAACTCAATGTCCATGTCTTCCTCGATGTTCTGGAAATCAACATCTGGCAATTCCGTTCCAAGCTCTTGCTCGATGCGCAGCCTGTAAGCGTGCGCGTGATGCTCGACCAAGTGAGTGAACATATTCAGTTGCGCCGCCTGCAGCATCTGCTCGTCCAGACCCATGCCGGCAGCTTCCTGCTGGAATAGTTCGTGAGCCTTGATATGGTTCTCGTGGTCCTGCTCGGCGAACGCAGATACCGCGGCCCCCGTCAGGATAAGCTGGTTCTCTGTTACCGGGTCCAGCCTCTTGGCAGAGTTGTCCGGAAGCAGCTCTTCTGGGTTTGGCTGACGTAGAGCGCGAAGCATGCCCAAGTGGGCCCGCTTCTTGGCGTCTTCGTCATACAGCTCTGGGTTTGTTTGTATCAGCTCTAGGACCGCTTGCGCAAGAGCTACACGCTGAACGTTTGAGTATATGTTGGGATCTGATACCGGGATGATGTCAACCCGTCCGTCGAAGTCCTCTCGCAGGATCTCTCGGCCGCCCTCGGTATCGTAAGGGTATCCCTCTTCCGGCATGTGCTCGTAATTGAGCGCAGCAAGCAGTTTGAACTCAAATCTTGCAGCCTTGTGCATCCGCTTATGAATGCCAGAATAGATTTTTGATCCCTGCTCGATGAGGGCCAAAGTTGTTCCCACTGGGCCTTTGTTATCTGCGGCACCTGTCATTGCCTCCATTGTTGACGAGAAGTCTTTGATGCCGTTGACTAGCAGCTCCAACGTGTGGAACAGTGCCGGCGACGGCTCCTTGAACGGAGGTGTGTAGAACGACTTCGCCAAGTCCTCCGCCGTCATATCTACATCCTTCCATACTCCCGGGGTGAAAACAAACTCTCCGGCAATTCGTGATTCCTTGGACTTGAACCCACCCTGAAGGGAGGCTGTCGCTGAACCGTCGAGTAGGGCTCGCAATGCACCAGAAGCGGCCTTTCCCAGTGAACCGATGATGTGCAGGTATCCCCAGCCATAGAAGCCAAGTCCGGGCAAAAACTTATAGTGGATGAAGTGAACTCTCTTTTTGCGCTTTTCATCATCTTCCTTCCATAGTCTGCGAATGGCCAAAATCTCGTTTGACTCCGTCTCAACCGTAATCACATACGGAAGCGCCACCCTGTGTCTGTCGTCTTCGGTTGAGTCTGGTTGATCGAATTCGTCGAATATCACCTCGGCGTGACACTCGTAGATATCGTACACAACGTCCTCTTCCGCTCGGAAAGGGTCGCGATCATCTGAAACGTCCTTTATGTCTGTTTCAATGTCTGAAGATCCAGAGGTATCAGTTCTGTTTGCGGTTCCGGTTGGATCAAGTTCGTCAGTGTCGATAAACTCTCCAGATATAATCCGAGCGTTGATCTCGTTTCCATAGAGCTTGTATTTGTGCGTGTACCGCGGTGCTGTTTTCAGACTCGTCGCGTCGTAAGGAACAACAAAGTCTTCGGCGGTAATGAACCGTGATAGCGCCGCCTCCTCTGTCATGTCGTAGAATACTTTCTTGAAGGCGGAGCCGGAATACGGCAGGTACATGCAAAGCTGATCTGTGTGTTCGAAGTATTCGTCATCCTCCTCAGTGAGCTGATAATTCATGAACTGCTGAACACGTTGCGACTGCGCCTCGCGCTCGTCGTCCGTTTCACCAACCACCATTGTCTTGACTGGGCCCTCTGCGGGAAACAGCTCCTCCATAGCGTTTGCTTGGAATCGCACCATTGCTTCGGCGATAGCCGGATGTGTTACGGTTGACGATCCGTCGAAAGCACTCGACTCGGTCGGAATTTCCTCAACCCCGATTATCTCCAAGCCGTCGAGGAGCCGTCGTTTCCATCTTTCTCTCGAACTCTCGTCTTCGGTTACCCACTCTACAATCTGCAGCCCCATCTTCCGGCGACCACTGGGTTCAATATATGCTGCTAGGTTTTCGTCGTGCTCCCCGGTCGGCTGTTCAGCGATCCCCAGTTGTCCACTGAAGTCAACGACAATATCGTCACCGTCCTGACGAATGCTTGCTCCATCAACCACGCTATCCGTGATAGCGTCTCCGCCCATCTCGTCGAGGTATCCTGTTTGCTGTTTGGCCATTAGTGTTCCGCGTAGCTTCTGTTAGTTACCGGTGCTGTTGTGCGTCCCTTGAATTGCTGTCCCGCCTCATACAGGCCCATCAGCTTGTTGAGGGCTGGTCGCAATACCGCCTCGTCCGGCTTGTTCAGGTAAAAGAATATTGGATCGCCATTTACGGTAACGGCACAAAGACCGATCCCAGCAAGCTTCCCCCCCATGAGGCCATCGACGATTCCGTCGATCTTCTGCGCCACCATTTGCTCGGCGGGAGTTGGCGTGTATTCCAGATCCATGTCGGCCATCTTACAGCAAACACTATCCATAAATCCCCCGTTCGCGACGTGGTTTGAAAAGATTCATTTCCCCCTCGTCTTCATCGAAGAACTCGATTGACCCCATTCTGCGCAACCAAGCCAGCACCATAACCACTGTATCCACATAGTCATCGTTCTGCCCCATCGGGAACTTGGCGCACTCTTCTATCACGTCAGAGCCCTCAAGGTGGCCCGGCACCCAGAATACACACCCCTGCTCCAGCGGAGAGGAGCTTATGTGTGCTCGCAGCGTCTTGTCTTTGCCACCGGGATCTACTGCCTTGACCCTTACGCCTGACTTTCTCAGCTCCTGAATCAGAGAGTGCCCAGATGCCTTCTTCTCAATCAGAACCCAGTCAGGATCCCAGTCATCCACGGCCCGCTGCGCTTCACGGCGAAGGTCCGGAAACGGTATCTTGTCGTGCCACGCCTCAAGCAAGATCGCACACCTCCTTGTTTCCGACCTGATAATTACGCCCGTCGTTGGGTGCATGCGCTCGTGCGCCCACGGAAAAACCCCCCACGTTGTTCGGGCCGAGAAGTCGTTCTCCTCGTCCTCCTCGAACGCCGTGTCGTAAATCTGAATGATCGCTTCGCACTCCGGCATTGGCCGGCGCTTGTGCGAGTCCGGATGCCACTCCGGATATTCCCACGGCAACCACCAAGACCTCTTCAATATCAGCCCGTCGTCGGCGGCCGGATCCTGTTGGTACTGAGAGTTGTAATCCCTGAGAGACATTCCAAACGGTGGCTTCAAAGCTATTGTCGCATCTTTGCCCAACCTGCCGGGACACAGCAGATCGCCCTTCTCTGTCCGCGGGTCTTCGAATACTGGCTCCGGCTTGAAGTCTTTGTCCTTTTGCGCCCGGCGCACATCCTTGGGCATGAAGATTGTGCATTTCGACAGCGGCCGAAACTCGTTCGGCATTACCAAGTGAATCCACTTCCCGTTGTCCTCAACCGTGCATTTTCCCTCTTTCTTCAGGACGTGACCAATTACGTCCGCCTCATGTACGCGCTGCCCGACGTGTACGATGCGCCCCGTGTTCTGGTTGTTGAGACGTGAACGCATGGCGTTGTCGTACCACTCTATGACGCCCTCACGCTTCGCATCTGAGTAGGCCTCTCTGGCATTATGCGAGTCATCAAGCAAGATGATATCCCCGCCCTCTCCGGTCGTTCGACCACTGGATGAAATCGCGATCCTGTGTCCGCCGTCGGTATTGGAATATCTGGCCTTGGTGTTTTCATCGGACCTGATCGTGAATCGATCGGCCCACCGATCCTTAAACCAGTTGGACTCAATCAGGCGACGAGACTTGAGCGCGTCCCTTGTTGACAGGTTCACGTCGTACGACGCCGTCAGGAACTGGGTTTGTGGAGTGCTAATCCACTCCCAGACCGGCCACCCAACTGAGCACGACAACGACTTCGTCATGCGCGGAGGCATGGAAACAATGAGTCGTCGTATTTCGTCTTGACTGACGTATGAAAGGAATTCGCACAGAGCCTCTAGGTGCCAAGTGTCTTCGAGCGGGGCCGGGTCCATAACGTGCCACGCATCAGTGAAGAACCTGTGAAGGTCACGCCGCGCAAGCTCGCCCTGAATCTGGGTAAGGTCGCCTGACATGTGTTGCCTCGTTTACTTGTTTTTAGAGATCGACCAAGGACTCTTTCTGCCGCCCCGGCTTACTGACCCAGCGGGCCCCACGGATGTCTTGCTTCCACCCACGCCCTTTTCTATCTTCACGACGCTTTTCGTCGGCGTCATCTTTTTTCGCATCTTGACATTCATTGATCTTTTCCTCTGTTCTTAATTAGTGGGTTCCGCCGTATTGGCTTGACCCCTTTTGGTTTACCTAACCTCGGGTCTCTCGGTCTCTTCGGCCTCCCCGGCTTCGCCAGCGGATCGTGAATCGTCCACCCGTCGTTTTTCATTTTTCCTCCAGTAAGCGTAAACACCCCCGGACAATGCAAGGGCCAAAGCAACCGATATTACGTTACCCGCGCTTAACACGCTGCGGCTCCATTGATTCGATCACCTGAATCAACCTGACGCTTCGCGGGCCCGGCAAAGTGATAACCCCGGTTCCGCCCCGCAATTTCGCACACGACTGCGTCATGTCTGAGACAGATTCGTTGAGCTGCTTTCGCAGATTTGAGAAGGGCTTGGCCATGGCCATACACTTTAACGCAAAAAGCCCCGCCCGGTCCACCCGGTGGGGCTCACTTCGCTTGCCAAAAAAAGTCAGGCTATAGCGACTTTGGAGCAGTGTAAGGCCTCTCATGGAGACGCCTGATGTCATCTTCGGCCGCGGTTAACCTTTGTCGAAGCGAGTCGTTATCGTTCAACAGCTCGTGGTAACGTGTTTCCTGCAACCTTTGCAGTCTCGTGATCCAATACCTTGTGCCCTCCGATCCGGCAATCTTCATCTTGGTTCGAAACCATCGCCTTAAGTTCTTTCGGCGGCCATCGCACCCTTTGCAATTATTCATCTTCCTCCTCCTCATGCCCGGCAAACCCCGGATCGTTGTCGTGGCTGAATACCTTTGTTCTCGTCATGTTGCAGACGTACCCGTCTAGCACTTCGACCCCGTAGCTGTCTAGCAGCTTCTTCGCGCCCCTCGTGATCTCGTTGCGCATCTCGTTGGACTCGCCCATGTCCTGCCTCAGCTCGCTGAACGTTCTCGACATGATCGGCCGAACGGTCAACTTTTGTGCGACCTCTCCGACCGTGTCTTCAAAATCTTTTGTCTTCACCAAGGCCAGTATCACATCGTAAATCGTGAACGCGATCACGGTGTCGATCTGTATCGACACATCATCCTTCGTTGTGAGCCGCTGTCCGAACGTTAGCGTTTGTCGCATGACGTTGATCGTTACAATGTCGGTCGATGCCGGCCACCACCAATAAATGTGACCGGGTACCAGCTTCTCAATCATGCCTTTAGGCTTAAACTTTAGCCCACCGTGTGTCGGTGGCAACAGGTTCCACTCCGGCACCAGATCTCCGAACCAAGTGAAAAACCGATTTAGGAAATCAAATGCGTCCACTTACCAGTCCACATGATAGTTGGGCCCGTACACGCAATGTATAACCTCGTGACCAATGTCGAGCGTGTATCGGTCATCAACCAAGACCGGTCGCAGAGCGTACAGATCTAGGTGGCAAAAGTTCATCTCCGGGTAAGGCTCTGCCCCTGAGAAGGCACGCATCAGGGGGTCTATCTCGTCCTCGTCGTTCGCTGCTCCAAACTTCTCAAGATAGAACTCCTGCATCTGTATCTCGGTGTCAAAGAAGAACAACGTGATCAGAACGGTGGTGATCTCGTACGGCTTGTAGATGCAGCTACCGGGCCCGTACTTGATGTCCGATTCGCACTCCTCGGAGAACGCTGCCATCGCGAAACACAACAGTGAAATCGTAAACAATGCTAAGGTGATCCACCTATGTTTTCCCATCTTCCTCTCCAATTATTTGCTCCAGCTCCGCGACCCGGACCTGCGCCTTAATCAGCTCCGTCGTCTGCAGTGAATACGCCGTCTGAAGTTTCGCTATAATTTTACTCGCCCTTGTTCTCAGGTCTCTCAGCTTGTCGCTCAGTAAGTTGTTCGCATCGACCTGCTTGTGAAACCTGCTTTCCCACTTGCCGGTGCCTCTTCCAGAAGTCTCGCTTGGTGTGTCTGAGATGCTTCCACCACTCACTTGTTCTCACTCCGTATTTGCTGCTTGCCATGATAAGAAATCGTGTAGTTCCCGTTGTCGAGTCTCTCTACGAGTCGGTCATCAAACAGACCGTAGAAAGTCGAAGGCCATAATTTAGCACCATCGAGACCGTCTTTAACCGTCGCGTAGTGCTGATCTGTGAAAGTGATTTCCCACCCATCGTCGAGTTTCTCAAGCAACTCAGTTTGTGCCACCGTTAGAGACTTCATCGAATACCTTGTATGTTATTGTTCTTGTTGGGCTAAATCCCTTTACCTCGCACTCTCTTTGTCCAGTGCTGCGATTCATCCTAGAATATCCTCGACAGTTTCCAACGTCCCGACATCCGTGTATTTGTCTATCCCAGATATGGTGAGTATGACCGCTTATCCAAATACCGGGCTTCCACCGACGAATCTCTTCCTCCATGTTGTTCACGAACCAAGATCCCAGAGGATTGGTAATCGGGGTCTCCCCAAACCTCCTCGCGTCTGTTCCGCTTTTTGTTGGCGGCCAGTGCGTAACGACTACGTCTTTTGGACGAACGTTGTGAGCGAGCCATGCACGGTCAACTTCATGAGCCTGCATGTGACGATCAATGGTCCAGTTCTTTACCGCGTCATAGTCCCTGATGTAAAGACGTGCCTGAATCTGAGCGTTCGTATCTGGTCTCGACCATAGCGGGCATCCGACGAACCGAATCCCCTCAATGGTAAATGTCGTTTGATTCAGGAAGTGGAACCCGGGAATCCACGAATCCAAAGACTGAAGCCGATCGATTGCCTCTTCGTATGTCCAACCGTATCCCTCGTGGTTGCCCATGACGTAAAGCACGGCCTTGAATCCCAGCGCCATCGTTTCTTCCAGAAAGTTCTTGAACACGTCCGCTGATCTGGCAGTGAAGCAATCGCCGGCCAACACAAGAATGTCTCCCGTCTTTATAACGGAGTAAGGCCCGCACTCAAGGTGCAGGTCGCTCATGTATTGTATCTTTGCTACCGATTCCACTATTCTTTCTTGGCAAGCGCAGCATCAAGCTCACCTTGCAGAAACACGACCCGTTTGCCCAGCTCGTCTGCGCGCTGAGTCTGAGTCTCCACCATGGCCATCAGCCCTGCAGAGTCCGATATCTCTTCCCCAATGGCCTCGTAGGCGCTCTCCAAGTCCTCATTGAGGTTATGGCGGGCGTCTATCAGCTCTTGGAGTATATCTATAACGCTGTCGAATACCTCTACAGGCAAAACTACCTGTCCGGGGCTTGCTACTGCAGCAGCAGCGTAAAGATTATCCGATGCTTCTTTGATCCTCTGATTAAGAGGTACTTTTGCGATGTCAACCATGGGGCCTCCCTTGGTATGTTGTTAGAAAATGTATCCAGCCCTTCTTAATTCGTCCCGAAAGTCACTGGAAGTCATGCAACCAAAATCTGCCAGATACGCGCTTTTTGGAAACCAGTTCGTCTCCCTTTTCATTCGAGAGACTTCGGTTCTCGAAAAGTGACCCTTAATCACCCATATCCGATCTTTCGACTTGCAGAAAGTTCTGGCCGCAAGAATTCTGTCGTGCCTTTCGTCACGACGAGCTTGAGACTCGTGCTTCTTCTGCTCTATGTAATCAGACTTCTGCGCGGGAGTCATTCCTTTCGTGGGACTTGTACACGCCGTCGCAAAAAGAGCGAATAACGCCAGTATCAATATCAATTTTAATGTGTCCACAAACTTTGTACTCCGGGTATGGGTTTCTTGTCCCTTCAACGTACCGCTTTTTACCAGTCCTCTCGATGATACCACGTCTCGCGGCTCTGCGCACTAGGTTGTTCAAAGAATGTCTGTTCTGCGAAAGACCAATAAACGGAGCCAGTGCCAGCTCTATCTCATTGACCGTAAAATACTTTCCTTCCATTTCCGCCGGCCCGAATGCAATCATGGCCCGCGTTGTCCAAGATTCTTTTATGTGCCCTATGTTGTTTTGCGCCTGCTCCATCAGATTCTGAAACCAGTCCGATCTCTGCTGGGTCAGGAAAATATTCATTTCCTCCAGATCCGCGCTCCGCGGAAATAGAACGACTTTCTTGTGTCCGATTCGTCTTCGAACTTCGGCCGATACCCTTGGTGAGCGTAGCAAATCTCTTCGACCACTTCGACCACTATCTCTCCACGGTGCTCCATCGTCCCATGCGTGTGATGCGAGAAGGAACGCTTCAAGTTTGTTGCAACCGACTCGCGAATCCAAATCCCCTCGTGAACCTTCCCCATCCACGTCGCAATGTCGAAGGTCCATTTCTTCTTCTCTTTCTTCTCCATTATAGCTCTGCCGGTTCATCATCGTCACCCTTCCAAAACCATCGCTGTACCCAACCATGTGCCAGCGGGAACAACACGAAAATAATAAATGCCAACTCCCAAAACGACATCCCTTCGGCGACCGTTGCCACCCCCAGAGATAACGCAGTGCTCATAATGATCACGATCATGCCGCTTGCCCACAACTTGATGCCTTGTTTCGTTAGCAGCATTTTATTTCGGCGGCCACTGTCCGGCCCTTCTGAGCCGGGCGCGTTCCATTTTTCGAATTCCGTACGTTTCATGCGTTGCTCCACGTTTCGTTTTCTTGGCCGGCTCTGGCCTCTTACGAAGCGTTTTCTTGTTTGCCCTCAATGAGGTTCTCCATTTTGTTCGAGTATTCACTAATCATGACCACGATCTGGGTTCTGTTTTCTTCGGCCGACTTCTGCTTGTACCGATAGTCCAAGTAGTCGCTGATGTTGTTCAGCGCGTTGTGCGCGATCAGAAACTTCGCTCCGCCCTGTTCCTCGAAGTGCCCAGACATTGTGCGAAGCACGGTCACGATCATCATGTAACCCCTGATCAGGGCAACCAGATTGACCACGGCAATAATGATCAGCAGCGGTGTCGCGTCCCAGTTCACAAGGGTTTAACCCATGCTGGAACATACTCAACCGGCGGCTTCTGCTGTGGCCCCACCAGTCTTTCCGGCGCACCGTGGTGCTCCATGCACCGTAAACCGATTGCAGTGATCTTGCGAATCATGTTCAACGCTTCCCCCTCGACAGCATCACCGTCGCAGAAGTCCTCGGTCCATTCCCTCCGGGCCCGCTTCGCGTACTCCTGAATCAGGTCGCACTTAAGCTTCATCCTAATTCGATGCACGGTCATTCTGCCTCCTCGTAAACGTGCTCTTCACACGTTACTATGTATCCTTGCTCCGCCATCTGCGCCGTTATGCTCGCGCACTCCTCGCGAGATGCTTCGATGTTCTCCGGGGTACGCTCCAGCGGTTCGTCGTATTTCCATACCGAGCAGTCTTGAAGACTGACTCCGATAAGTTGTACGCAAATAACAATTGCTTCAATCATTTCTTTCTCCAGCTTTGCCTTGTCAGCTTGGTTTGTGTCTCCAGAAAGTCCGCGATTTCTCGCAAGCACTTCTGTTCAAAAAATATCATTCCACTGTCCACGAAGAATGCGTACCCCCTCCATCGTCCGTACCAGCTTATTGTTCCAATCTCGTACACATCGCTTCTTGACATCACTGTCCAGACCTTGGTCTTCCCGGTCGCCGACTTACCTTCGTACTCGAACTCCAGCCAGCTCTCCGGATCTTTCGACTTGTTATATCCGTGCGTCTTAGCCATGCTTGCCCTTTGACAGTTGCTTCCTTAAGTACAATATAATCACAACGATAGAACCGTACGCAACCACCAACCCTATAAAAAATGCAACTCCTGCTACCAACTCCATTATGATTTCCTTTTACTCGCCGAGACCCATATGATCATGAACACAAAAAAAACCGTCATCACATTCGGTGCAAGCATGTAGAATCCTGCTGCTGCAAACGCGGTCTTCCACTGTCCGTCTGTCATGGCTTGTCCTTGTTGCACTTCGAGCACAGACCCCTGACGTTGCTCTTCGCTTCGCCGCTTCGTATGTGCTCACATGGGCAGGGCTGACGCTTTCCTGTCGTGCCCCTTACGACCTCAATCATTTTCCCTGCCCACCGGTCAGTACGCCTGCGGACTCCAAGCCGGCGCTCTTCCACTCCGCAGGTTCCAACGCTGCTGCGTCCGCTTCAGAGGCGAGAGGCACTTCTTTGATATCCTCGGACAACAGCTTTCCGGTCGCTTCGCGCTCGCCGTCTCTCTGACGATCGAACCGGGTCTCGGTCGGCTCCTCGGCAACCTCTTCCTGCTTGACGCCCTTGAAGTCCGGACGGATTTTCTGGTGGAAGAACGATCCCTTGCTCTCCGCGCCAAAAAACTCTTCGGCAAGTTGTGCAGGGAAGTCTTCGTAGCTATAC